TTTAGGGATTTGAAGGAATTAAGTATAGCTAAAGCTAATGCATTTAGGGAAGCTATGACATCAAGAGGAGAGGCAAGTAAGATAACAGAGGATAGACAAGTTGTCACTCAAGATGATTATGAGGCTACAATAAAGGCAGCAAAGGCCAGACTAGACTCTATCAAAAAAGCTGATATAATAGATTTATGAGTGCTTATGATGATAACATTAAAGACAACTTGAAGGGTCAAATAAGTGAGCACTATGAAAATTATGTTATAGTTTTACTTGAACCAGATGGTGATATACATGTAGATTATCCTTCTTTGGTAATAGGTAAGGCATTATTAGCAGAAGGACTTAAAACCTGCATTAAGGCAGAACAACAAACAATTATTTTCTTTGAGGAAGAGGAAGAACCACCAGATGAGTAAACCAGATATAAAAATTGATGATATACAAGAATGTGCCACTCAGGCACTTTTTTTTCTAAATGAGATGAAAAGAATAGGAGATGAGAACACAATATACAAGAATGCCTCTAAACAATTTATAGGTAATATAATAACAATAGTAAAAGATGCCGGAGATAGTATTCAGTCCACATCCACTTCTGAGTCCACCTAGTGATGAGGAGATTATTCTGTTAGCACAGAATGATCCTAAATTATTGCTTCAGTTGCATGAGGCACATGAGGGCCGGATTAAGGCTGCAGAAGAAGATCCCATGAGATATGGGTTTGATTTGCATGGTTGGTCAAGAATGAGAGAGAGCCTTATGGAACACAATGAGTGTTTGGTACTAGGTGGTAATAGATCTGGTAAGACTACAGGTTGTGCAAAGATGATTATGGATTCAGCTATTAACAACAACAATGGACACATTGTATGTTTTAGTCAGAATGCAGATACATCAATCAAGGTGCAGCAAGCAGCAATGTGGGAGATGATGCCCAAGGAGTATAGGAAGAAGACTAAGAGTATGGAGGGTTACATTAACTACTCTATGCAAAATGGTTTTACAGGTCAGTCATTTATTTTTCCGGATACAAAGACTAGGGTAGATTTTAAGACTTATACACAATTTAGTAACAATCAGACTATATTGGAAGGTTTTGAGTTTGGGTTTAAGAATCCACAGGGGTTAAATATGGGAGCATGGTTAGATGAGTATCTTGGTGATGCTACCCTGGTTAATACCCTTAGGTTTCGTCTAGCAACTAGGAACTCTAAAATGGTCATTGGCTTTACACCTATTGATGGATATACACCATTTGTGGCTGAATACCTCAAGGGTGCAGAAACTATAGAGACTAAGAATGCTGAGTTACTCAATAATATACCATTACCTGTAAAACAGTATAGCCCTAATAGGGATGCTGATATAATCTATTTGCACTCAGATGAGAATCCATTTGGTGGTTATGAGAGAATATCTAAGGACTTAATGGGTAGACCAGAAGAGGAGATTATGGTTAGAGCTTATGGCATACCTGTAAGATCTATGACTTCATTGTTCCCATTGTTTAACACAGAGGTAAATGTATTATCAGACAAACCAAACAAGTATGATATGAAGTTTCCCTCATTTGAGTGGCCAGATGATTGGACATGGTACCAGGTAGTTGACCCAGCAGGTGCTAGAAACTTTACAGCTATATGGGCTGCAGTAAACAAAGAGGGTGAGATATATGTGAGAAAAGAGTTTCCGGATCGCAACACCTATGGTGAGTGGGCAATTTTTGCAGAGCCAAAATGGAAATATGGGCCAGCATCTAAGAAGATAGGTCTAGATGTAGCAGGTTATGCAGAATTTTTTAGAGATATAGAATCAGATTTGGGTATAGAAGTCTTTGAAAGAATAGGTGACTCTAGGTATTTTGCTAGAGAGAATGAAAACAATGATGACTTATTCACAATCTTTGATGACCATGATATGACCTTTGTACCATCTGATGGACAGATGCAAGATATAGGAATTGCTGCTATTGACAGATATTTGCAATATAATCCAAATAATAATGTTGACAAAGCAAATAGACCTATGTTATACATACATGAAGAATGTGGAAATCTAATAGAAAGTCTAATAAATTTTAATGGAACAGGTAAAGCAGATGAAGCTCTTAAAGACTTCTTTGATGTTATTAGATACCTATGTATGGCAAATGGTGGATCCGGCCCTGATCACATTGATAAAAAATTACTCAATTCAACAGATTACAAGAAGGGTGGTTACTAATGGCTAAAAAAAGATTAACACAAATAGCAAAAGATTTAAACTTAGATTTTAACCAAGCATACAACATAGTTGTAACTAATTTAGAAGAATCTATGATTTCTGGTGCTGGCAAAAACACATGGATTGATGAGAGGGGTCAGTTAGTCCTTGCTGAACATGAGGTAGTGCCAGAGATCACTTCTAAGGTTTTTGATGGATATGCAATAAAACAATGTAACAATGAAAGATATTGGTATGTTAATGTAGATGGTTTGGGTAAAGTTCCTGCATTAGTACCAAGATTACTTAGACCAGGTATGTCACCAAGGAAGAATTGTAAAATTGAGTTAATAGAAGATGACACAGGAAAATCATACAGAGTCTTTAGACCAAGATTGTACGAACAATAGGGATTGGGTAGAAAGGCATGAAGATAGATTCATTGCTTGGGAAATGTTTGTAAGATACTGTAAAGGTCTTTCTAGAACACCAATGAAGCAAAGTATATTGTGTGATAAAATAGGTTTAAGTAAAAGATATATATATAGTATTTTGTTAAAAATTAAAGATCAATATGGAAAATCCTGACATTGATAAGGGTCTCACTTATTTAGAAAATGAACCTGATGTGCCTTCTTTGCGACATGCATACACAAGAACATTATCAGAACTAGGTGGTTACTTTGATCTTTGTCGAACTAGTTATGATGACCGGAGAAACTGGTGGGCTGGTAAAGCAAGGGATCATAGAAAACATGGAGCAGATGCATTCCCATGGGAAGGTGCTGCAGATATGGAAGCACATGTTATTGATGAGAGAATCACTAGGATGGTATCCATCTTCATGGCAGCTCTCAAAAGATCTAATGTTTCTGCTTTTGCAGTAGAACCAAATGATGTAGGCAAAGCATCAACTGTTACTAATTTCCTAAAGTGGATGATTACCTCTGGGTACATTGCTAGGTTTGACAAGGAAATGGAGTTAGCAGCCAACTATTTACTAGAGAGAGGTCTTATGATCTCATATGTAGGTTGGCACAGAGAAGATCGTAAAGTTCTACAAAGGTTAAATTTAGATGAGATTAGAATGATCTCACCAGAACTAGCTTCATCCATTGAATCAGAGGAAGCAGATGAAGGTGTAGTAGAAATACTACAAATGGCACTTGAGGGCACTACATATGATAGAGCACTTAAGGCAATTAAAGAGTTAAGAGAAACAGGTTCTGCAGAATTACCATTAGTACAAAGACAAGTAAATGCACCAGAGTTGTTATCATTAGCACCAGATGGAGATTTTTTCTTTCCACCATATGTTACTGATCCACAGAGAGCACCATATTGTTTTTGGAGAACATACTATACAGCACAAGAACTAGAGGCAAAGGTTAAGACTGATGGATGGGATCCGGATTTTGTTGAGATGGTCATTGATAAATACAAAGGTGTTTCATATGACCTCATGGAGGATGAGCCATACAACAATAGATCAAATGCACTTTCAGATAACACATACACCACAGATGATCTAATTGAGATTGTTTATGGCTACCAAAGGTTGATTGACAAAACTGATGGTTCAGAAGGCATCTATTGTACAGTGTTCCACAGGGAATACACAGGTGGTTTAGATGTTAAACCATATGCTAAGTTTGAATTACTTAATGGTTTTGAAGACTACCCTGTTGTTGTTACAAAACTATCTGAGGATAGCAAAAGACTTTACGACACTACAACTGTTCCTGATCTATTGAGAGGAATACAAAATCAAGTAAAAGTAGAAAGAGATTCTAGAATAGATAGGAACAGTTTAGCTACTTTACCTCCAATCATGCACCCAGTTGGCAATAGTCCTAAGAACTGGAAACCAGGTGGACTTATTCCTTACCGAAGGAAGGGTGAGTTTGAGTTTGGGCCAGCACCATCATACAACCAAGGGTCTGTAGAAATGGAAGCTACACAACTTGGACAAGCTGATAGATTGATGGGATTAGATGAGGGTTCTGATATTTCACTTATTAGGCAGCAATTTTTGGTTAATAAGTTCCTACAACATACTGCTGATGTAGTTAAGTTATGTTATAAATGTTTCCAAAGATTTGGGCCAGATGAGGTGTTCTTTAGGGTTACAGGTAACTCTAATCCACAAACACTCAAGAAAGGTGCAGGGTTTGAAGACTATGACATTACTATCAACTATGATGTATTAAACAATAATCAAGATATACAAAAAGCAAAACTAGAACAATTAGTATCACTTACACAACTAGATAGAAATGGACTCATAGATATGAATGCATTACTAGCTGCTATAGCAAATTCTATAGATCCTGTGTTAGGTGATACAATACTACAGCCTATAGAGGAGGCTCAAGAAAATATACTTAAAGATGTTACAGATGATTTATCTAAAATTTATGCAGGGATTGAAGTTCCTGCAAGACCTAATGCTACAGATGCTGCCATGCAAATTATCCAATCCTACTTGCAACAACAAGATGTGCAAGCTAGGTTGCAAAGTGATGCAGCATTTGCGGAAAGGTTACAAAAGTATCTTAACCAGTATGAATTTGCACAACAACAACAAGTGAATGCAAGTGAGTTTGGTCAACTAGGAACAAGAGCAGCCCAAATGGGTGACACTCAAACACAAGCAATGCAATAAAATTATGGACAACCAATCAGCAGCACAATATGCAGAAGCTAGAGCACAAGATGCAGGGCCAGCAGAAGCTCCACAAGAACAAAATGAAGAACTAAAACAAATGGTTCGTCAAATTGTTATGGAGATTATGCAGGAAATGCAACAAGGTGCACAGCAATAATGGCAAGAACAGTAGACCAAGACTTAGGTGAATTAGTACATAATCCTGCATATGCAAATGTGGTGGGGATGATACATGCCTATAGAGAAAACTCTATTAAATCATTACAGGGTGCCGGCCCAGATACCATTCAACAAATAAGTGGAGAGATACTTGCATATGACTCCATGTTGGATCTAATGGATTGGCAGCTTATTACACAAATACATTTTAACAAAAATTAATGTTATAATAAATTTATTATCGCAAATCGTCTGGGCGTAAAGGAGATGGATATATATTATGCAAGAAGAAATCATTGAGGGGAACGAACAGCCCTCTGAAACTAGTTCGGAAAACATGGGTTGGCAACAATTCATTGAAGATAGAGGGGGAGAGAACTCTTTGCAAAAAGATGATGCTACCTCCCAGGATGAGGCAGGAGAAAATTTAGAACAGGGATCTAGTGAAAAGACAGCTAGTGAAAGTTCTAATACTAACCCTACCGATCTTGTTCTTTCAAAGTTAGATATAGATTCTTTGTCCCAAGAAGAACTTGGTGAGTTATCTAAAAAGTTAAATAGCCGAACTTTATCTAGGTTTAGTGAATTAACTGCTAGGCGAAAAGCTGCAGAAGAGGAACTAAATAAGTTAAAGAGTCAACAAAATCAACAAGCTGTGCCTAAGGTTAAAAACAACCCATTGGCAGATAATACTGTTGAACAGTTGGAACAAGCTAAAGAAACTGCAGAAGAACTCATTGAGTGGGCAGACAATGTATTATATGAAAATGAGGATGCTAGTTCTCATGATGTAGTAGCAGAAGTAGAAGGTAAGGAATTTACCAAAGCTGAAGTTAAAAAATCATTGAGACATCACAAGAATGTCATTGAAAAATACATACCTGCAAGGGTATCAGATATACAAAGAGAAGGTCAAACCATGCAAATGGCAGAAGCTTTCAAGAGAAAAGCAGTTGAGGAACTACCTTGGTTAAAGGATAGTAATAATCCTGTAAACAAACATTTCTCTGCAATGGTATCTGATAAGAGAGTAAAGGAGATGGATGCAAATCTACCTAAAGAAATTAAAGCACAGATGCCATACTTATTGGCACATGCTGCAAATAGTATCTATGGTAGAACAGTTGTTAATTCTAAGAACTCCACAGTTATTCCAAAGAAAATACAAAGGCAACCTATTATTACACCTAGTAAAACTAGTAAGCCTACAGTATCTAAATCTGACAAACCTCAGAATAGAGCATCCAAAGTTATCAGTAATGCAATGAATAAATTTGCAGGGTCTGGTGATAAAAATGATTTCATAAGTCTAAGAACACAACAATTAACAAAAAGATAGAAAGATTATAAATTATGTCATTTTCAAATACATTTGACACCACAAATCCAGGATCTGCTGTTTCTAATAGAGAAGACTTGACAAGCACTTTGACAATCCTTGCTCCAGAAGAGACACCAATCCTTTCATCTGCTTCTAAAAAAAGTGCTAATGCAACTTTTGTGGAGTGGACAGTTGATAAGTTAGCCGATCCAATTACACCATCATCAAGCAACTCAGGTATTGCTGAAGGTGCAGACATTTCTCAGTTTACTGACAAGTTTGCAGCAAGAGCAAGAATGGGTAACTATGTACAGAAGTTCCGCAGGGACTACATGGTATCAGACTTGCAAGATGCAGTTGAGTCAGTTGGGCCAGCTAAAATAGCAGAAGCAGAAGCTAAAGCTCTTAGAGAAATCAAAAGAGATATTGAAAAAGTTTTAGCATCTACACAAGGTCGACAACAAGAAGATGGTACTGGTAACTCACCATATCGTACAGCAGGTTTAGGTGCTTTCTTAGCAG